AAGATGTATGTGACCGTTGGACGCACAGTGCCAACATAATTAGCCACCCAAGTGGACGCCTTCTCCAGCACCTTCTTGTCATGCTCCTGCGCCCCTGTGACCATCTGCGCTTCAGTCTGCATGGCAATCTGGTCGGTGCGAATCTCCTCAATTTTTGCCTGTGCAGCAAAGCCTTGAGCCGCCAACTGCATCTCTCGCTCAGTCTGCATCTGAGCCATTTTTAACTCGTGTTGTTTATCAGCCTTGTCTTGAAAGTATTCAAGCAGTTTTGGCAAGCCACTGATCAGCAAGCCGCCGAGGGTCGAGATGAGAGATAACATTTACTTTTCCTCCAGTTGAGATTGAACCTGTTTTCGCAGTTCTTCAAGCCTGATGATCTGCTGTTTCACTTCTGCCTTTGCCGCCAAAATGTCGATGTAGATGAATGCGGTCAATGCCATCAGGAAAAGCACCAGCGCAAGACTGATCATGCCAATCAGAATCCCCAACGCACTGCTCTGTCCTGAACGATCATCCACATTGCCCCCGCGATATATGCCGCCACCAACAGGATTGCCACCAACCCCACCGATACGTCGATTGCCTTGTCTTTTGCCCGTCTTCGTCGCCACGCCGCATCCTTTTCAGCCTTTGCCTTCTGTGCCCGAGCAAACTCTTGTTCTTCACCAATCACACCAACCATCTTGATGACTCGCGTGTAGAGGTCACCCATGCCGGGTGTCTGGTAGATCATGGTTTCCCTGATCTCAACCTGCAATCGCTCCATCTCATCCATTGCAAGGACTCGATAAAGCGCAGCCTCCATCATGTTTTTTTCCGGGTCGTAGATGTTTTTGCTTTTGGCTTCTTCCTCTGCGATGTGGTCTTTGAGTTGCTCGTAGGCTTTGAAGAACTTAACGAGTTCGTCTGCAATGTTTTTGCGGACTTGGACTTCGTCGAACTCTTGGAGTTGCTTTTTTGCTTTGCGAGGTTTAACTGCTGGCGTTGATTCTGGTCGAGCAGAATCAGAGGTATTTCCTCCAAGCCAGTTTTTGATGGAACTCCAGAATCCTTTAACTTCTTCAATGTTCCCACGCACTTCGTCGATTGCGTCTTTTGCTTCGACAAGAGTGCCCTTGAACTCGTTGTAGAGTTCGCACCCGGCTTTGATCGCAGAAACTGCGCCTTTAGCCATTGCAAGAAGCGTGAAAGGATCAATGGTTCACCTCACAATTTCAAGAACATGGTGGCAATCAATCCACCCATCCCGACCAGCAGAGTGCCGACCGACTTGATCAGCACTGCCTCGATCTTCTTGAGCCTAGCGTCAACACCGTCCAGCCGGGTCTCGACACTGGTCATGCGCCGTTCGAGTTGCAGGTATCGCTCGGCACAGATTTGCTCGTGGTTGTTCAACCTTGTTTCAACGTCAGCCATCATCATCTCTCATTTGTTGCTCATCATCCAGCATTGCCCATCCGATGAGAATGAGCAAAGCCAGAGGAATGATGAGCCAGATCATGCGGCGTTGTATGCAGAAACAACTTCAGGAGTGTGTGCAACGGCACAAATATCCTGCACTCGTTGATCTTCTTGGCTGTAATCTTGTCCCGGAACAACAATATGACGTTTGTAAGAAGAAGAAATCGTAACCCCATCTTCCACAACATTGATGCTGGTTCGGACTTGAACGCATCCATTTGTCAAAACTTCAATCTTATCAACAACAATTTTCTTTTCGAGAGCCATGATGTTTCCTTTCAAACGGCTTGATATGTCAATGTGCCATAAATGTCAGCTGATCCTGACGTAAATTCGACCACTTGCATATAATCAAAAGCAGCACCAGAAGCTGTTTCTCCAATACGTATTGAAGCGTTGTTATCAACAATAACAAGTGATGGGTTGTTAGCCACTGTTGTGTTACCTAAAACACAAGCGCCAGCATAATAAATAGTGCCAGTAAGCGACTGCGGGAAGTATGGCAGTCCAGTTATATACAAGTCGTTTCCTGCCGTCATTCCAGTGGTATCAATGTTAGTGAGTGACACCGTAACCGTGACCAAGTTACCAACTTTCGTATAGTGTCCATACGCAGACCCGATAGTTCCAGCATTCCCACCAGATAAGGCATCAGCTATTCCCGGAGTCCAAGTCCCTTGCTCATAATCATACAAGGCATTGTTTGCTGATGTATCGTTATTGAATTGGATACCACCCGATCCAGAAGCCATGCGGAGGTAGCCATTGGAGGTGATACGCACACGCTCAGTAGCGCCACCTGTCTGGAACTTAACTTCACCTGTCGCATCTGTTGACTGGATTGTCAAATCGCCATTTGTTGTGCTTCCAAAACCAATGTAGCCCTGACGAGTATCCGCTGAATCAATAAAATCAATATATCCACCATAGGTTGTCCCAGTGGCAGTTGTGTCTTGAATTGTAAGAATGGGGGATGGGTCAGCAATATGAAGAATTGAGGCTGGAGAGCTAGTCCCAATACCTACGTCACCGCTGGAGTCGATACGCATACGCTCGGTAATTGTCGAGCCAGTATTAAATGTTAAACCTCGGGAGCTGCTTTGCGCCCAAAGCTGCATACCATTATCTGTGGCGCTGATACTGGCTGTGTATCCACTTGTTACGTTTGCATCAAGAACAACGCGACCAAATTGACCGCCCACATCGTTTGCGACAGTGAACCTTCCATAATCAGTGGTTGTTCCGACTGACACATTACCGCTGCTGTTGATAAGCATACGCTCAGTAAGCACTGATGGCGAAGCATCAGTAGCTGTGCTGAAGACAAGGCGACCGGGCATTTTGTTTTCGTCGGGGGTGCCGTCTACATAGGCTTGGATAAATGCTGCCAATACACCGCCATTAGCAGCATAATTTGCATAACCATCATCCCCATACCAAGCAATAGACCCAAGTGAGTCGCCGCTTTGGACTGTGGTCGTTGATCCGGGTGTAGCGTTTCTTGATTTTAAAAATTGAAGCCTAGCGCCCGATCCGTTATTGTCAAAACGCGCCATAGTTTGGCCTGAAGACCCTGAGGCTCCAATTAGCTGCGTTCCCAAATCGCCACCGTCACCAACAGATAAACTTGCTGTATATCCGTTAATTACTCTACCGCTTGCATCAATCACAAACGGAGTTGAATCAGGATTGCTTGAATCCTCAACCAACAAAGCATTGCCTCCTATGCCAGTTTGAGTAATGCGGAAAGCATTAGAAGAAGTGTTTGCAGAGATTGATGATCCAGCCGCCAAATTGATTGCATATTCAGAAGACAAATCACCCCAAGCAGTCCCACTCCATTTCTGCCACTTTTTTGATGCAGAGTCCCAGCGGATTGCATTGGTTGGGACATTGGTCGCGGTTGTATTTGCAGGGTCTAATCCACGCGCAAGATCATCAAGCCTCCCATCTAACTCAGAGACAAAATTTGTGTATGTGCTGGTTGTTGTCGGTTTGGAATGGTCTGCCATGTTAGTAACCTCGTGCGCTCCAAGACGCAGAACCACTTACTCTGGTTCCGCTTGAGTTGAACAAATATACCCTAAAAGACTCTGCATATACAAGCGCATTGCCACTCGTATTGCCAATTGTCATGCTCACTGTAAATGTGTTTGCCGTATATCCAGTGATTGTGTAAACGCCATCAATTCCATTACCACTTGAGAATTGCAATCTCACTTTTTGACCAGTGATAAATCCATGCGATGTATAGGTAACAGTGCAAACATTTGATGCCACAGAATAAGTTGCCGCCAAATTAGCATCAACAAAATCATAGACAGCTACAGTCGAACTTGTCCCGGAAGGAGTTAAAACAATGCTCTGAATATCGATGAACTCTTTCACAAAATTAACAATCGTTCCATTTGCGTCAGTTGACACAGCAGAGACCCGACCTTGATCATTCTTGAGTTTTGCATCAAGCCTTACATTCAGACCAGTTAACTTGTAAATTCCAGTGTCATCATCTCCCTCAGATATTGTCAAGCGAATCTTCACATATCTAAAGTTTGTTCCATAAATCTCAGAGTAACCAGCAAAATCAGTGTAAGTTACATCATCCTCAGAAATGCTAATTGTTGTCTCAACGGTTGGAGTGCCATCAATAATTTCACCAGAATAAGACGAAGAAATTCTTGATGATGAAAGAATGGTTCCAAAATCAAATGTTTCCTCATAGTATCCACTTCCATTGGCTGGCTGGATGAAGATTGGATAACCAGCATCAATCTGATCTTTAGGCGTTGACCAAGAATTATTTGTGAAATGCTCTTGAAATGTTTCTGTTGTATTTACAGGTGCAACAACATAATCATTTTCCTTGAACGAGTTTGAAAACGTATCATCAAAATTTGAATTAAATTCGCCATAGAAAATGAAATCAGGAGGTTCGTTGACAAGCGCACTAACGCTTACAGGGTCAGACTCGTTTGCATCTGTGTCTACAGCAACAATCCAGTAAGTGTATGAACCACCTTGTCGTTCGTTAACCGTTGTGAACGCTCCTTTTTTATCACCAATCAAAGTCGATGACTCCCAAGTTGATCCTTTCCTCAATTGGCAGTGATCAATTGGCAATGTGGTCTTTGTCGGTAAAGTCCAATACAACATAACATTGTTGTCAATGACTTGCGCCCTGAAATTACTAGGAGCATTTGGTGCAAGTTTAGTTACGTTGTATGTGTATCCACTTGATTGGTTTCCATTGAGATCAACTGTTTTTATGACAAATGATCTATTTCCAATCCAATCGGCAGCAAGTGTGATTGTGCTTCCATTGACTGTTTTAGTGACGCCGTCATATTGGATTTTGTAGTGATCAAGCCCAAATGGAGGCGACACATCATTCCAATCCAACGTAATGGTTGCATTTGTCAATGCAGTGTCAGCAAAGATATGAGAGACAGACGATGGATTAGCAATTGCTGACGCAGAGTAAGTTACGCTTGTTGCAGCTGTCGAGTAATTTTGATTCGCATCAACAGCCTTCACATAGTAGGTGACAGATGAACCTGCCGCCGGAGCATCAACAACGCACTCAGATGTTTTGCCATAAAAGACTCTTGATGAGTTCCCCCAACCCGAATTAGATGATCGAACCTCATAGGCAACAACATCAGGTTCAAGATTGTCAGCCCAATTCAACTTCAATCTGGTCTCAAAGATTGATGCAGTCAAAGATGTGACAGATGCAGGAGGATTCGTTTTCCCAACAATCGTATGCGATGAAGAAACAACCCAACCACCAAATTTGCCATCGTCAGATTCATAGCGCATACGCACCTTGTATGAATCACCCTCGATAACGTCTCCAAAGATGACACTTCGCGCTTTTGCATCAACAATTATTGTTTGCTCCCAATCTTCAATTTTGTCGTTTGCAAAGTCAATTTGCGCTCTAACCTTCGTGATCAAACTATCCAAATTTCTTGGATTGGTGAAGTTAACCTTCATCCTGACTTGGTAAGTGCTATCGGAAACACGAACCAAAACGCTTTCATCGCTGGTTATCGTCCCAATTGTTGGAGTCTGAGTGATCTTCCTCTGTTGCAAATATGGCGGTTTTGTGATTTGACTGTCAAAGGCTGGAATCACCTCGTCATCAGAATCATAGATTGCTGGCGAATAATCGACCAGTTCAATCTTTGCTGTCATGTTTTCAGCAGGCTCAATTGAATGGACAATCAAATCCACAGATTCCTCTGACAACGTGCCAAACATGAATAAGTTGTTTGTCTTTGCCTGTGTAGCTGTTACGCTACTGGTCAGCGTTATGGTGTTATACAAGCCATCAGTTCCAACAGACTGAACAGTGCGCGTAATGCTTGAGCCATCCTCAAGCCTGATCCTGATGGTGTATTGCACACCAGCATCCATTGGGACTGACTCATCAAGAACCAATTCTGTTGACGAAGTTCTTGTCTTTATCCTTCCGGTTGCCAGACCCCACATTGGCACATCATGAGTCACTTTGACTCGATCACCCCTGTTGCAAACAAGATGTTCAATATCAGCGTTCAACGTATACGTCTCTGGACGTAACTTCATCTGAGCCAAATGGAACCTTGCGTGTTTGAAGATTTGATCTTTAGTCGTTACACCGGGGAAAGACATTGTTTCAAAAATCGTCGCATTGGATGAAGAATATCCATCGTTGTAGACGATCATTTCATCTGCTTGATATGACTTCTCGGCGTTATTGAAGGTCACCCTAAAACCATGTGGTAGCTTCGGCAGCAACCTACTCGACGAGAATCCCCAAGAGTTATGTGGCGTGAAAAACTGAACGATTGATGATCTTGGCTTGTCAGTGATGACTGTCCATTTGCCATCTTTGAGTGTCGGACTTGATCTGCCAGCAGCACAAATGTCCCTCAAAACATCAAGCAAACTTCTTTGGTCTTGAATGACCATATCAAACATGAATTTGTTTGTCCGGCAGAACGTATGCCACGTTGCAAGTTCATCAAGATTGATTTTTGAATCTGCAACCTTTTGAGCATTGGCTGGATGTTGCAAAACATACCTGAACAGGCTTGCAGGGTTCCTAGTAGGTCTCGTTATCCAAGTGTCTGACGTGACATCGTAGTCTGGGCAAATTGATTGAACAGTTCCAGCAATGCTGTCAATCGCGCCATTGATTTGGTCAGTGGCTTTTATGCGAATTGCAGTCATGCACAGCTTGGAGCCTCTCGGGGCGACTACAGGGCGGGTGTTCTCATAGCCTGTAACACTCGCAAAAATGCATTGATGTAAATTTCTACCTTTATTGCCAGAACCGTAGGTGTAATCTTCTTCTGAAGTGTTTGTCCTGCGGACTCGAACCTCGTATTTTCCCTTTGCAACAGCAAAAGAATGTTTGTAGGTAAATGCGTCTTTCCTTCGATAAAAAAGCTGTCCAGAAGCACCAATTCTTATGTTTTCTGTCTCAGCCCTTGCAATTGTTGCAGATGCAATTGTCACCTTCAAACCAGATGAAGACAGTGCAGCACCAGTAATTGTCACATCTCTTACGTCAGTGGTCTCAACAATGTCATTGCCATAAACACAAACACGCCATATCTCCTCTTCGCCTTCTGGAATGTCAACAAGACGAACAAAAGATGTGTTAAATCCAAACGTATCGTTTTGCAATCTTGTCAGCAAAGAACCACTTGGATTTGCATATTGGGAATTTGTGTATGCGCCATCGTAACGCTTGACCTTACCTCGCTCATCAATGGTGATTCGAGTCCACCGATAAACTTTCTCAAGTTCCTCATCAGTGTCAATATTGAACCATGCTGGCTCAAAATTGAAAACTGTTTCTTTTGAAACAGAATCAATATTCCCCCAATTTGTCAAAGGAGCCAAAGTGTCTGGATCGAGTTCTCGATATTGAATTTGCCCTCTAAATGCAGCAGGATCAATTTTGCCTGCGTTACCTCCTTCAAGAACAAGTCGCCTCAACCCTTGTGGAAAATGCAAAGTGACATCAATCCTGTCACATTGGTCTGAGATCACTTTTTCTGTGTAAGGACTTCCATCATTCGTTCCATCAGAAATTAACTCGACACCAACCTCATCGTAGCTGACATCTTTCCCATACAAAGAATTGAAGTGTTTGATCTCATCGGCAGAGTCGCCACTGTAATCGTTAATCGTCTCGTATTCCACATCTTCATACGAATCAATTTTTACATCGCCAATTCGTATGTCAGAGATAGCCAATTGACCATATCCCCACGCCAACATCATTCGCAAGTAGCTTGTCGTTGAATTGTGTTCGGCGTAGGTAATTGCCCCAAGAGGAGGAGAATATCGAATCTTGCCAAGCACAACAGGAATCGGCGCATAAGGCTTGCCTTCGTTTCGACCACCCTGCATCAACAATTGACTGTTTGTGGTTGATGGAAGTCCGTTATTCAACTCTGGAGGTCGCACTGGGAAAATGCTGTTAACAAGTAGCGTTCCAGAAATGTTGATAACCGCAGAGCCTACAACTGATGCGGTTGTCCCAGTGAATCCTAAAGCCGTCCCAACAGCAGGCCCATAAGTAATCGCAGCATAAATAATTGCAATTGTTGCAATCGCTTTGAAAGTATTGTCATCTCCCAAAATGGGTCGATATTCAATTCTCTGATTTTCTTTGGTTTTGTATGTTGACCATTCTTCCTTGCTGATGACAATGCCATCAACCATGATGATCGCATCGGTTCGCAGTTCTGGTCTCAGAATCTTTTGGAAATCATCAAAGATTTCTTGGAGGCTACTTCCAGCCTTGATGGTTGCGTCAATCCTTTGGGTCTTCAATGGATGAATCAACGCTGAGACAGGAACGCTATTTGGCTCATATCGGTAAAAGCCAACAATTCGCTTCTGCCACTTGGATGACTTCAACTCCTCGATCACAACATTCGCGCCACGCTTTGCATGAATAAACTTACCATCGTCAATGAAAATGCCAATGTGTGATTCAGTTCCAGCAACACGCAAAAGAACAACATCACCAGTCTTTGGCTTATCAGTGACAAACCATCCCTCTCGCTGAGTCGCCATCAACTCCTCAAGATGTCTAGCTTCATTGTCAACGTAGCGATCATCCAAAGATGGAAGATCATTGCCAAAATGCTCTTTGTGGACAAGACGAACAAGACCCCAACAATCAATGCCAGACCTATCTCGACCTTTAAATTCGTAGGGAATCCCAACGTAGTCGTTCCACCATGTCATCAGAAAAGCCCCGGAAAATAGGATGGATTGAATGTGTGCTGCGGAAATGGCTCGACTGCAAGACTCTCGACAACCAACTCAGCAGAAACTGTGTTTGCGTTGTAGTTTATATTGCCAATCAAGAAAGAGCCAAATGTGACCTCAACAACATCAGGATCGCTTGCAAGCACAATATCAATCTGAACACTTGGGGCACTTGAGATTGATCTGATCGTCGGAATCAAATATCTGGTGACATCTTGAACCGTCAAATTGCATCTTGGCGCAGAAGAAAATTCTTCAGTTGGCAGAGACAAAGAGAAGGGCAAATAAACGAAGTTGTATGTCGTTGCACCGCCCAAGTTTGACTGAACACCATAAACAATGTCTTCTGATGTTTCACTGAGCCTCGTGGTGTAGTTGTCAGCAATCCGAATGGTTGTGAATCCAGACCCTGAAATCGTTAACAACGTGATGAACACATCATCGGATTCAGGCGAAAATAACTTCGCAATTGCATTAGCACTCAGGCTATCAAGACGGCTCATGGCATCACCTCAAAAGTGATGGCAACATTCCAATAGCCATTTGTAGCCATTGACAAAGAATAGAACGAACCATTGCTTGGGACAATTCTTACTTCAATCTGATCTTCTGTTCTTGGGTGGTCAAAATAGAACCTCGCCACACCTTTGATTGTTGAGTTAACAAATGTCTCAAGATAGCCAACTTGTGCATCTGACATCATGAATGTCATGTTCATCACAGACGGCTTATTACCACGGACACGCATTTTTGTTACGCCAGCGTCCATCTGAGTGACCAATAAGTTTTTGCCAAAGTCTTCGCTAAAAGAACCAAATAAAGGCTTTTGCGGGACTGTTGCAGGCCATGTATATGATGCGCTCATTTATCGCCCCACGAGTGCTGGTGATGTCTTGAATGTTGATCTAATTGCTTGGTTCGTTGATGACCCAATTCGACCGATTTGTTTCGCCACAACATCGCCAATGACAACATCAATGCTTCGATTGCCATTGCCATCAGTGCGCTCAGTTGCGGATGCGCTTGAATTTGTGTTGTTGATGATGTTCACAGAAACGCCGCCACCGCCCTTGGTATGGTCTACAACGGTTTCATTTGGGTGCAAGATAGCAGGGAAGCCACCCATCCCATCAACGCCGCCAGAGCGTGATCCTGAGCCTGTATATCCACCACCAGCAAATGCAGGAACCGCTGGAGAAGCATCAACTACTGGAGCCGGATTCTGGCTTCCACTCATGCCAAAAAGAGATGAAATTCCACCAGTAGACATTGCATTGCTCAATGGCATAACAATTGACTGGCGAACTTGAATTCTGATTAGGTCATTCAAGATTGAATTTGCAAGATCATTGAAGTTAAGTTTTCCAGTCTTCACGAAATTGACAAGCGCATCCTCCATGCCTTGGAAAGCACGAACCACAGAGTCTTCCATCAGACCTGAAATGTCTTTGATGGAGTTGTAGTAGGCTTTCATGCCACGTTCCATCGCAGCACCGAATCCTTGAGTATTGACGCTTTGATTGAATTGCTCGGTCTTTGCATAAAGATTGTCAAGCAACTCAAACTCTTGCTCCGCAGTGATCAGACCTTGACTGCGCCATGAGGCATATTTCTCCATCAAAAGGTTCATCTGACCCAGTGCGTCAAGAGAGCCTTCATATTCCTTCTTGGCTTCTTTCTCAAGGTCAACACGCTTCTTCTGAAGTTCACCAGCAGTTTTTCCAGCCTCCTCAAGTTGACGATCAAGACTTGTAAGTTTTTGAGCCTGTTCAAGCAATTTTCGGTATTCGGCAACCTGAGAATTTGATGCCCCAAGCCTTGAAAACTGCAAAACCTTCATCTCAGTTTCGCCATTGACGAGTTTCTTGATCTCATCGCCAGCAGCCTCTAATGCCTTCACAATCTCTTGGTTTGGCATTGCAGTTAGTTCTGGCTTTCCAGACTTTGCCGCTTCTGCGCCTTTGGCTTGCTCCTGATTGAGAGATGCAAGTTCCTTTTTCAATAATGCAAGTTGCTCAATCTTTGCGTTCAAGTCCATCGTCAGCAAATGACGATTGCCCATCATCTTGGATGATTCAGCGCCCTTCTCAATTTCCTTTTGAAGTTGGCTGATCTTGATTCGTAATTCATCAACAGGAGAAAATGCGCTTTCGCCTCTCATGATGGAGAAGAACGCATTAGTCCATTCAAGGATTGGAGTCCCTGCATTTGAAATAAATCTCTGCAAGCCTTGACCCATCTTGTCGATGTTGTCATTGAAGGCTTCAGCCTGAGTCGCAAATTCAGTGCTAATTGATGAGCCGAATTGCCTCATCCCCTCGCTTCCTTGGTTCAGGAATGGGACAAGATCAGCACCAGCCTTGCCGAACAAAGCCATTGCATATTGAGTCTTTATTGCACCATCTCGCGTTTCAGAGAATTTGGTTGCAATCTCATCAAGAATTTGGATCGTCGGCTTGATGTTTCCGTTTGCGTCTTTGACCGTAATTCCAAGACCAGCAAAAGCATCAACCTGTTCCCTAGTTCCAGAAATAGCCTCTGCAATATTCTTGTTTAACTTGACAAGCGCAGAACCAAGTTGCTCATTGCTTACGCCAGCAAGGTTTGCAGAGTTAGCCAGAGCAGAAAGCGTCTCAACAGCAACAGTCGTTTTCTGTGAAATCTTTGCAAGACCATCAGCAACGTCAATCGTATGCTTCAGGAATGCAGTTGCGCCAATAGTCGCAAAAACACTGGTCAGCTTGCCAACAGAAC